TCCGCCTCGCGCGTGATCTTGCAGAGATCGTCCGGCAAGGTGTCGGGATCGGGATCGCCGATCAGCTTTTGCTGACTGGCGCGGATCGATAGCGTGGCTTCCGGCAGTTCGCGCTTTTTGATCTTGGCGTGATCCATGATTTTCAGGATCATCGCCCGCAGAAATTCAATCCGCATCTTAAAGCGCTTTTGCCGCGCCTCCAACTCATCCAACCGTTGCTCGGTGCCAGCGTGCAGCGCCTTGGCGTCCTCGATGCCGCGCACAATCGCGGTCAACAATTCATCCATGTTGGTCGCGCCTTCCAAGGTATCGACGCGCAGCACTTCGTCATCCTCTACCAGTTCCGGAAACTGCAAATAGAGATTGGCTATTTGCTGATGTAGCCGTTCAATATCTTGTCGGAGCATGCTTGCCATCCACCCTATCGAGAATTCGGGACAACCCATCGCGCGCCGCTTCAATTTCGCCGTACAAGGTTTTGGTTTGCGCCCGCGTCAATTGCTCGCCCAGTATCCGAACGTCGATCATCAGCCGCGTCATGCGACGCTGGATCGCTTCATCAGGCTCGCTATGGATAAGCTCAGGCAATGGCGTCGCGCTCCTGATAGGTGGCTATGGCTTTCTGGATTTTTTCCAGCGCCGCCGTCAGGATGGTTTCGGCGCGCGTCAAATCATCGAAGGCCAGCGTTTCGAAGTCGGGGCGGAACGCCATCTGGTGCGCGTGGCGCAGGCACGTATCGGCCCCGGCTTCGATCATTTGCAGATGCCGTCCAACCTTTTCGTCATACTCCCCCAGCGTCATGCTTTTCATGACGGCACCCCGCCGTTGCGGCCCAACACCTTTTCGGCAATCCGCGACCGCAGCACGTCGATATCGTCGCGCAAGATTTCATCATTGTGGACGCGTTGGCAGGTTCGCCGAAAGCCGGCGTGAATGGTTGAATGGTCGCGCTCACCCAAGCGGTACGCAATATTGGAAAGCGATAGCCGGGTCAGTTTGCGGCCGAGATAGTAGACGACAAGGCGCGGATGCGCGTAAATCTTAAAGTTCGAATGCGCGATCAGATCGCCCGCGCTGATATCGTAAAACTCGCAAACCGCCTCGATGATTTCTTGCAGCATCGGGCGGTTCTCTGACAGAAAGCCGGTCAGGCGTTCCAACAGTTCATCGTGTCGATCTAGCGTCGCCTGCATCGACATAATCATTGCCCGCATTTCTTCCGGCCGTGCGTCATCGCCCAGAGACATGACGTTCCCCTTGCGCGCGGGCGGATTAAGCCGCGCGTTTTGCTTTAGCGACGCCCCGCATTTTCCAAAGATGAGGCGGCGCGCTCAGATCGCGCCGCGCCAGCGCTTCCTGCATCACAACGTAGGTATTGGGTGGAAACGCTTCGAAGTAGGCACGCCAGTTCCAAATCGTGCTAGAACTGGCCTTTGTCAGTTTGGCCACGCTGGGGTCACCGCCCAGCGCGTCAATGACTTCTGCTGCCGTGGTTAGCCGCTTCATTGGATCGATCCCCAACGCACGCTTGGCCGGGAACGCTAAGCCAAGAAATTTGGCGATGCAAGACCGAATGGATTGGCGACGACAAAAGTTTGACTTCCAAATTTATTAGGGTCAGCTTATCTTAAGGTTGTAGAACGTAGACGGCCTCCTTAAAATGGATCATCCAATTTCAATGGACAATATCGCGGAAGACAAAGCGATTGTGCGGCGACTGATGGTGGTGCGAAGCCTTGTGGTGGATGACAACCAAGCCGAATTTGCGCGCTTGCTGGGCATCAACCGGAGCCGCTGGAATAATTTCGAATGCGGTTTTCCGCTCACCATGCGGATGGCGCGGCTGATGGTCAGCAAGGTTCCGGGCTTGTCCATCGATTATCTTGTCTACGGCAAGACCGGAAATCTGACCGTCTCTTTGGCCAACCAGCTTCGGGACCGGGAGCTTCAATTATTTTCGCGCCGCTCAAACAACAAGCCGTCAAAGACATAGCGCGCCACCAACCCATCGGTTTCTTCAAGCACCTCCAACATATCGTCTTTTGTGGGCGCAAAGTTGGTTTCGTTTTGTAGGTATTGATGAAGCCGCATCACGCACTTCATGGCCGCTTTCCGCCGTAGCACATCATCCATGGGCTTATCCTTCCCGGCTACTCTAGCGCCTCCAATTTTCCAGCCCCGTTGCCGTTAAGCCTATCCCCGCCCCGCCCCATCGCCAACTTTTTTGACCGCCGAAGTGCTTTTGCACCGAAAATTTATTTTTTTGGAGGCGGCTTGCACAGCCAATTTTTTTGGATTAGGTTCGCCGCCGTTTTCGTGCGCAGACGGGGTTCACCTCATGTCGAAGCCACGCGATCCCCTCGCCGCGCTTGCCGATCAGCTAGACGAGGACACCATGAACCAGCAACCCACCACGCTGTCCGCCAATGAATTGGCCCCGCCCGACTATGGCGCGCCGCAACGCGATGCCATCGGTAGCGTGATCGAAGGCATCGCCGCCGATCTTTGCGGTCGGGTCAACGAAATCCGCACTGTGCTGGATCGGATCGAACAGAAGGTTTTGCAAAGCGTCGCGGGCGCGAAAGGTTCGCTCAACGATACCGTGGTGATTTGCGTTAGGCTCAAGGAAGAAATCGAGCACATTAAAAACAAGGTCAACAGCATCGACGCCGAACTACCGCAGGGGTGACCCATGTCGCAGCGCCGCAGCTATACCGCCCGCGAAAAACTGCGCTGTGTTGAACGCGAATTGAAATATCGCAATCACACTTATCCAAGGCGCGTTAACGAGGGCCGGATGACGCAACTACAGGCCGACCGCGAAATCTACGTGATGGAAGATATCGCCGCCGACTACACCGCGTTGATCCGTGCCGAAGAACCTGAACTGAAACTAACCGGACAAGATTTGATCGACTGGAAACGGGATCATGCGCGGGAGTTACGTGATGATGAGCGGGACAGCGAAACTTAAGCAACTGCATCAAGCCGACATCGAGCGCGCCTTTAGCGGGATGGAGCCAATCTACACCTGCATCGTCAACATCATGATCCATATGCAGGGCGGCTACTGCGACGATCTTGAAAACCCGATCGGCTACGCGCGCCGCTGCATGAACATGAGCCGCGTATTCGCGGAAGCCACATCACACTTTCTGGCGCAGGCACAAAGGCAAGCGCTCGAACCGAAAGCAAAGCCCGATGGCTGATTATGATTTCCCGGTCATCAAAGCCCCGTGGTCACCGCAACAGGTCGATGCGCTGAACCATTGGCAGGCCTTGGGCTATGTCCACGAATTCACCTGCGGCAACGAGCATGAAGGATCACGGATCTTGTTCGCGACCCGGCAAGGCTGGATTTGCGCGCACTGCGACTATCGGCAGGATTGGGCGCATCAAAGCATGTTCGGCCCCCGGCCGGATCGCATCAAATCGTTGCCCTGCGACGTGATGCTTCCGCCCGCGACCATCATTCACAAGGGATGCGAATATTCCACGCTGTTCGTGGCGCTGCACGCGCGCGATGGTCTACCGGCCGATGTGAAGGCCGAATGGCTGCGGTTTGATGACCCGGCAGCGGACGCCATCAATGAGCGCTGGCAACCAGTCCAGACCAAACCGCAGTTTATCGAATGCGAGGAACGCGGACGTTATACCAGCGACGGTGCCGGGCTTTGGTTTTTCAAGCCGACCCATTGGAGGCCCCTGCTATGAAGTCTGCGGTATCCCCGATCAATCTCGTCAGCTTCGCCATTTCGCTTCCCCATGGGGGAACATTCGAAGACTACGTTCTGGCTCTCAAGACAGCCAGACAAGTCCAAATCGATGCAGGCAACATTGCTGCCGCGCAAGCCATTTCAGTGGTGGCGGTGCTAGCAGAAGGCGGAAAAATAGCCTTTGAAACAAATACGGTTGCGCCGATTATTACACCATCGAGGCCGCTACCATGAAGAAACCAAAAAAGAAAATCGTCACGCCTAAGCCAAGGAAGTATCGCGAGCCGCTGCGCGGGTACGATATCGGCAAGCTCACCGCGCGCGGCCGGGATTTCGGCTATTGGTTGATCCCGTTGGGCCGCAAGGCGCTGGCCGTCAACGTCAACGGTGGCGACTATAGCTATCGCGGCCACATTCGCGGGCTGGCAATCAAATCGAGTGGCGCGCTGCGCTATGTCGTCGAAGACAAGAACCGCCGCCTATTCATCCACAATGCCGGGCAAATCAGCAAGCCGGAAGGTTGGTTGCCGGTATAATCGTCCGTCCAAATAGTTTGGAAAGTTTAACCAAATCAGGGTAGAGTGATGGCTTCACAACCGACCAAATCGGCCAAGGAACTGTTTCTTGAATTAGCCCAAGCCATCGGGCGGGATTTGGCGGATCAGGAATTTGCGCGAACGCAAGGGGCAGTGACGAATGACAAAGCAGACGGCGGCACTATACGCAAGATTTTCGAGCGACCTCCAAAAAGACCGCTCAATCGACGATCAGTTAGCAGAGTGCAAAAAATACGCGGCGAGAGAAAACCTTAAGGTGATTGCTACCTTCACGGATCGCGCCAAATCCGGCGCATCAATGTTTGACCGCGATGGCGTCATTGAGTTGATGCGGGCCGCCAAAGAAAAGGCGTTCGATACGGTCGTGGTTGAAGGTTTGGACAGGCTTTCGCGCGATCAAGAGGACTTGGCGGGCATCTACAAGCGACTGACTTTTTTTGGTGTCAAAATCCAAACCTTGCACGAAGGCGTCACGACAGGGGTTCAAGTTGGTTTGCGCGGCTTGGTTGGCTCTTTGTATCTGACCGATCTTGCCGACAGGATGCGCCGTAGACAGAAAGGAACTGTGCGCGACGGACTTTCTCCCGGCTCGCTTGTCTATGGCTATCGAGCAATTCCCGGCAAGCCCGGCGAGCGAGAGATTAATGAGCAAACGTCGAAAATTGTTCTGCGTATCTTCATCGAATATTCTAATGGGCAAGCACCGCGATACATTGCCGCTGGCTTAACCAAAGACGGCATTGCCACATCGCGCGGGGGCACGACTTGGAACCGTCAGTCCCTACACGGCATCCTGACCAACCCGATGTATATCGGACAAATCATTTGGGGCCGATGCCGCACCATGCTAAATCCCGACACTGGAAAATATATCAAGCGCAAGGCCACGGCAGAAGACCGTTCATCGGCCGATGCACCACATTTGCGGATTGTTCCTCAAGAATTATGGAACGCGGTTCAAGCTACGTTGCGCGGGCGCGCTACCATGAAATTCGGACCTACCGGCAAGATCGTGCGCCGCCCGAGCGTTGCCCGCACTGACTATCTTCTGGCGGGGATGCTGAGATGTGGCGCTTGTAACCACCATATGCAGATTTCCGGTGCGTCTAAAAATGGAAATACCCGCATCGGATGCGCCGCCGCGATCCAGCGTGCGACATGCAAGCACACTCGGACCTATGACCTTGAACGGCTGCAAAAGGCCGTCATCGATACGATGCGGCCCGAGTTGCTGACCAAGGAAGCCTTGGGGGAAATAAAGCGAGGCTTTCAAGCTCGCCGGGAAGAACTCAAGGCGAAGAACCGCAAAAATCTGGGCGAAAAAGTGGAGGTGAAAAAGAAGCTAAACGTAATCGAAGTTCGGCTTAATCGACTAGCGGACGCCATCGAGAACGGTAGCGAGGCCGTCAAGTTGCTGCTGGATCGAATTACCCCGCTTGAGGCCGAACGGGTCGGCCTTCAAGAACGGCTACGGTTGATCGAGGCCGAGGGCAAAGTGGAGCTACATCCAAACGCCGCCAACAATCTAGAGCGGCTGTACAAAGCCCTGACGGAGGAAGACACCCTTGGCCCGCGCGCACTGGCGGCCTTTCGAACCCTCTATGATACGGTTGTCGTTCACCCCGTTGGAAGGAATGATAAATATAAATTCAGTACCTATTGGCGGGTCGGGATCGCGATGGGCTTCGATCTTTACCCGCCAATACGTAGCGCCAAGCAAATCCTTGAAGAACAAGGAGTTTTCAATTCTGCGGCTGACAAGCACGGGTGCGCCTTCTTGTCAGCCGAGCAAAAGGAAAATGTCGTTTGTTTTGGCCACTTCACAGAGCGATTGGCGGCCTAGGTCCGCTTCCGCAACATAACGGCTGGGTCAACTTGCAGCGCTTGCGCCAGCCGGTCGATGTTTTCAATGCTGACGTTGCGTTCGCCGCGTTCAACGGACCCGACGTAAGTTCGGTGCAGTCCCGCGAGGTCCGCCAAGGCTTCCTGAGAGAGACCGCGCGCTTCCCGTTCACGCCTGAGGTTAAAGGCAAATGATTTGCGCAGGGATCGCGAGGGTTTCTTCATCAGACAGACAAGGTTCCGCCTTGATGATGATAGGTCTACAGACTATGAGTAGCTTTGCAATTCTATGCGACGCAACATGAAAGGACAGGCAGACCTTTTCGGAGGTGAGAACTACGCGGTCGGCGCGCTGGCCGCCTTCCCCGAAAAACTGCCCTGCTACTGCCGGGGGCAACAAAAACATTGGCACACCAACGAACACATTTGGAACGGCGCGCGATGGCTCCCAACCAGTTCGCAAGCCGGGATCGATTTCCTCGCGTCAATTGTACCAAAGAACAGGTGTTCATAAAGATGCACAAATAAAGGTGGAAGAAAACACGGCGGCCGGTGTCGCCGACAGCAAAGGTTGAAACTTAGCGGCGCGACCATGCATTGATTGCGGCGATTTACTCGCCTGCCAACTTTTTTGGCCGTTCAATTTTTTTGGTTAATCAAGTTCATTTTGCAACTTTGCTCTTGCTTTAGACCTATTCCAAGGCCCAAGTTGCGCGGCACTAAAAAGTATTCGGGTGCGTGTACGGGACAATGGCGTTCCAATCTTGCGTTGTTTATCCGCGTCGCGCTCCCGCTCTTTCTCTAGCGAGGGGACGCTCATGGCGCTCAAAAAACTCACAGTTAGTTTCGATCTGTCCATTCCGGTTTTTTTGTCGATGCTGGCCGCTGGCAACGGCGGCATGAAAATCGATGTCTTTGGGGATGACAAACCGGCACGGGTGCCGAAGGCGCTACGCAATGGCAATGCCGTGGCTGGGTTGCTTGAGCACCACCCAAAACAACCGAAGCAAGCGAAGCAAGCGAAGCAACGCAAGCTTCGAACCGACAATACCTCTCATGTGCGCTGGCGCTCAGGGAAGGACATCGCCCGTGCGCTGTTTCTTGAATACAAGGACAACCCGCTCCGTCCCAGCGATTTTGCTACGGCGTTCGTAGCCGCCGGGCTCGCGGCCAAGTCAGTATCGCCGCAACTATCGGTCATGCTCAAGGCGCGCGAAATCAAACGCCTCGGTAACGGCAAATATCGGATCACTCCACATGGCATCAGAGTGGCGCAAAAGATCGCCGCCGCGAAGGCTCAGGAAGATCAACCGCAGCCAGCAACAACGCCGGGGGAATAGACCATGGCCAAAGGCAATGGACACGACAAAAAAGGTTTGCGGCTCTACCGCTCATACAATTTCCGGGACAAAGACCCCGTGATTGATCGCATCCGCACCATCGTTCAAGACGAAGGCTTGAAGTACAAAGATATCGAACGGCTTTCGAGCGTCAAAGCGCAGACATTGACCAACTGGTTCGAGGGCGAGACCAAGCGCCCGCAATACGCCACCATCGCCGCCGTCACTTCCGCCTTGGGCTACAAAACGGATTTTGTGAAGGCCAAAGAGATCAATTACGAAAGAGAGATCGCCAAGGCGCGGCGCGAGATTGAGGCCGCGCAGGAAAAGGTCGGGAGGTAGCGCATGGCCAAGAAACCAGACAAACCTAGTCACAACCAGCGCAGCGTGGGAAATTTCGATTTAAAGTTTGGCATCCGATTGCGCGGGTACCGAATGGATCGCGAGATGTCGCAGGAAGACCTCGCGACATTGCTCAACGTCAGTTTTCAGCAGGTCCAGAAATACGAAAAAGGCACCAACCGAGTTTCGCTCGCGCGGTTCGTGGAATTATGCGACATCTTCGACGTATCGGCTCAGGATTTTCTTGGCGATACCCTCAAGAACAGCAAGATCGCCGCCAAAGACCCGCCCAAACCCGTCAACGCTGAAACCTTCAAAATGGCGCAAGCCCTCGCATCGTTGGATGATGATCTAAAGCCAGCCTTCCGAAATCTGATTAACACCATCATCAGAAATGGCCATGCGGGGGCTGGATGAAATATCTGATTTGGTCGAACGAACATCGGGGCTGGTGGAAACCGAACCGGCACGGCTACACCACCCGCACCGACAAGGCTGGTCAATTTACTTTTGATGATGCCGTTGACATCATCAAGGATGCCAACCGCTTCAAGTTCGAGGAAATCATGGTGGAAGCGCCGTCGCGCGATCTGATCGAACTCGATTTGGAATATCCTGATCGATAAGGAGGAAACCGATGGCGATAGGCCCCGGCAAGTATGACGATCTATGCTCTTACGTGCGTGACCAAGCCGGGGTCACCGATAAGGTCGGCGGCGGCGTCATGGTGATCGTGATCGGCGGTCATCGCGGCAACGGCTTTTCCTGTCAAGCCGATCTGGAAACGACGCTGACGCTGGCTGATCTACTGGAAGAGGTGGCCGGGCTAATCCGCAGCGATTTAGCAATGACTTTCAAGCGAATGCAGTGATCACGATTGCAAGGGGGAGAAAGCAACGTGAGGTATGGAGTTAAATCAGAGTATCCGTAATATCAAAATGCCCGAGCGCATCGCGCGCTTGCCGGTTTCGGATCGCGGTTTTCCGGTGCCGTGGTTTGCGACGTGGGTCAACGGCGAACCCGATTTCATCCACATCACGGGCGAAAAGATTGCGCGCGCGCACAACCGCCACCTGTGCTGGATTTGCGGCGAACCGCTGGGCCGTTTTCTGGCCTTTGCTATCGGCCCGATGTGCGCCGTCAACCGGGTATCGGCTGAGCCGCCATCACACCGCGAATGCGCCGAATACGCCGCCAAGGCATGCCCGTTCTTGGCCAAGCCGAGAATGCGCCGCAATGAAAAGGACGGGCAAGGCCCAACGCCGGGCATCGCCATCCCGCACAATCCCGGCGTGACCTTGGTATGGATCACGCACGGCTATAAGCCGATCAGCGACGGCCGGGGCGGCACCCTGTTTAGTATCGGGCATCCGATTGAGGTCGCGTTCTACGCCGAAGGCCGCACCGCGACGCACGATGAAATCATGGCGGCCATCAACAAGGGCTTGCCAATCCTGCAAGACATGGCCGCCAGCGAGGGCCGCGAAGCGGTCGCGGAATTGGAACTCGCTATCCGCAAGGCAATGGAGTTGGTGCCCGCATGAGCTACGTTCTCCGACAAATTCACCCGAAGGGCAAATCGGCATTGGCCGATGAAGCCAACATAATGGCGTTGACCGTCGCCGCCGTCGCCGACGAAATCGAACGTGGTGATTATCTCGAATGGTCCGACCCTAACGCACGCAAAGGGTTTGGTGATGATCGATGGACCGATGATCTTGCCAAGGCGCAGCGTTTCCCCTCGTTTGAGGCCGCCATGGAGTGCTGGAAGGCGCAAAGCACCAAGCGGCCATTCCGCGACGACGGCAAGCCCAACCGGCCGATGACGGCTTACAGCGTGACCGTGGAACAGGTAGCCGACTGATGCTGGCAATGTGGACGGTTTACAAACACCCAAAAGACTATCCGAACGATTATGTCGCGCGGCGTTTCGAAGTTGACGCGCGCGGCCCACGGCCAACCGAAAGCATCATCATTAGCGAGACGCTCGAAACGCTGCGCGATGTCCTCGCGTTCGAAATGCACCTGACGCCGCTGGATCGCAACGAAGGTGACGATCCGGTGATTGTGGAAACATGGCTATGATGTTCAAGGCCCTGTATGGCGCTGCCGCGCTATGGTCGCTGATGGTCGTGGCGGCGACGCACCGTGACGATGTGCCAGAACAAGCTTCGCCACAGGTCACAGCGGACGCCTTCAATGACCGGTGGATGGAGCCGCGCCAAGCCGCGCCGCAAGCGGCGGCAGTGTCGCCGCCAAAAGAACTGCCACGGATGAGAGAACGCAAACACCGTCATGTGACGCACCATTGCCAGCGACGCTACCACTACCGAGGCCATCATAAGCATTGGCGATGCAGGAGATAGGCCATGCCAGCAGAAGAAGATGACGAAGCATTCGATCCCGATAATCACGAGCATGTGGTCAGTCTGGCCAACATGCTGCACTGCCTGTTGAACGGTGATCCGGATCGCCCCGCTGTGCGGTTCGCGTTGCTGATGTGGCCGACCGGCGGCGATCAGCTTCGCCGCGTGATTTCCAATGACCGATTAAACGACCGGATTACCGAAATGCTGGATCAGGCCAAGACGCGGATCAAGGAACAGCCAACGATGTCATGGCTGGGAGGTCGCGCATGATGACCTATGACGCGGAGATACCACATCACGAATTGTTTCTCCGATAAAATCGGATCAACCCGCAAGTGATGTTGCGAAATCGCGCGCGGTCGCGCTGCTTTTTTCGCGTCAAGTGATTTCCAAAAATGCAAGAAACGCCTGCGGCGCAGGTACATCACACACCAAAACAGCACGTTTCGCAAATTTCACGAAAGCCGATTTGCTAAACTGACACCACGCGCGGACATCCCGTTCGCGCGGTTGAATAGGTGGAACGATGAAGCAAGGGGTTAACAAACTCGATCACAACGCTGCCGCGATCAAGCGCTGGCGTTCCAGATTGAAGCGGGCGATGTCGGCGCTCGATAAGTTGGAGCGCCAGCGCAAGCGGCTGGAAGCGGCGGCGATTAAACCGCCCAAGCCGGTGACGTTCGCCGAACCCGTCATGCGCGAGATCATAGAGCAGCCGAAGGCGGAAGCGCCGAAGGTTGAAACACCAAAGCCCGACGACAATCTCGCGATCCCGACATTCCTGCAACGCAAGAAACTTGACCCGGTGGCGGCTGAGATCGCCAGCCAACAGGAAGCGACCAAGCGCGTCAAGGCTCGCGGGCGGATCGACAAGATGAAGGCGAAACGGCGCGGTGACCTCAAACGCATGCCGCTGTCCGGCAAGGCTGCGCTCGATGCGATCCGCAACGGCTGAAACATAAAAATGCCCCGCGCCCGGCTTTCACCGGAACGCGGGGCATGCTAGTTTCCAAATCGGTCCCACGGAGGCTTGCGAGTTCCCCTTGCGGTGTTCGATGGATCGCCATTGAAAGGGCCGGGCAACCGGCCCTTTCTTTTATTGATCAACCCTTGTGCAGCGGCGCGCCGAACACCTGCCATCCCAGCAACAGGAACAACACGAACAGCAGCACCACGTTTGCGACCGTGCCGATGGCGACCGCGACCATGCCGAAATGCGCCAGCAGGCCGAACACCAGCCAGATCATCATCAGCACCCAATATGCGAGACCCAACGTCATGGCTCATTCCTCCTTTTGACGAAATAATTCGCGAACCGTTTTGCAGGTCTCAACGACAGAGACAAACTTGCCGTCATTGGTGTTGATGATGCAGCGAGCGTCATCGGTAACGAGTTCATTTGATTTGCCTTCGATGGCGCTGTGCATGCTCGCCACGGCGGCGGGGTTGATCAGGATTTCGTGCCCGTTGGGACCGTGCAGCAACACCAAGACGGCGGCCACTTCAACCACGGTTGGATAGTTCGCCACGTTGCCATCCTTATTGAGAGCAGAATTCGGTGATGATGACGATACCGTTGGCGCCGGGGCCACCAGCGGCACCCGTAGCCGTGTTGGAAGTCAAGCCTCCGGAACCGCCGCCGCCATACAACCCGCCTGCGTTTCCGGTGATGGCTCCAAATCCTGCCACGCCTGCTGCACCAGAGCCGAAGCCTAAACTGGCGTTTCCGCCACTGCCGCTTGGTATGTTGAAGTTGGTCGAGGTGTAGATGCCACCGCCGCCGCCGGGTTGTCCCGGTGGCGAGATGTCACCTGTGCCAGTGACGCCACCAGCGCCTCCCGCCGTGGCGTTGCTGCCACCCTGCCCTCCAGAAGCGCCCTTACCGATGCACAGCGCACCGACGCTGCTATCGCCTCCAGAGCCTCCCGTTCCGTTTGCTACAGCACCGCCTGCGCCGCCCGCGCCTATGGTAACAGTTTGGGACGCGCCGATGGTTGCTGCGGCAACAGTCCGTCTTGAAGTGTTGCCGCCGCCGCCGCCAGAAGACCAATTAATTGTCCCAGCAGTTCCATTCGTCCCACCGCCGCCACCGCCAGCGCCAGCGCATTCAATGATGCAATAGAGCATGTTGGCGTTTGGCGTGTAGGTGCCGGAGGCCGTGAACTTTTGAACCCTGATGACGCCGACCGCGCCGAGATTGATCCGGTCAGCGGGTAGGGCTAGGACAGCGCCACTGCGGCCTTCGTAGGATGCCACCGCACCGGCCGCCCCGATGGAAGAAACCGCAGCCTTTTTCCACGCGCCGCCTGCCGCCTGATCCGACAGCATCACATAATCAGTGCCCGCCGGACTGGCCTTGGTGGTGAGACCCGCAATATCAACATCGATCGGGGTGGCCGCGCCGCCGCTGTTGTTACCCTTGAAGGTGTAGGCGGGCATGGTGGCGAGTTCGGCGCTGGTAACCGCCGTTCCAACTGACCACGTATTCGCAGCGGTGCGCCGCGCAATGCCAGTGCCGTTCAAGGCCGCCAGCGCCGTCAGATCAGCGTCGAGTGCCTGAATATCCGTACCGGGCGTTAGCGCCAACGTGGTTCGCATCGCCGCTTGCGTGGTATCGTCAACCAATGTCCGCGCAAACGGCGTGAAATCCGCCACCGCCGCCGCACCCGGACCTGTAAAATACGGCAGCTTGTCAGCCGCGCTCGTGGTGCCAGCCAGCGCCGTCAATTCAACGTCGAGCGGCTGATAGACGCTGCCGAAGCCTGCGGTTATGTCCGCCTTGATATTCGTAACGCTGATCTTTTCGAAGGTGTTGGTGGAAGCTTCCCACGCAGTTAGAAAGGTGGTGGGTTCAAGCGCATCGGGGAAAGCCGATATGGTTGCGAATTCCTCGTAATCCAGATCGAGATAGAAATTGCCGTTTTGTTTGGCAACATCGATCCCGGTTCGGCCGTAAACATTCGCGGGAAAAATGACCTGTGATTTGAATTTGACCTTGGGCAACAACGCCATTGGCTAAACCCCGCCGGTCCCAACCAACGCAATCGGCACCAGCACAAATTGCTGTTTGGCGACATTCCAAAACAACGAATAGAGGTTGGGCAGATCGGCTGGCGGCAACGATGAAACGCGAGCAAAATCCTGATAGTTGAGATCGAGATAAAAGCGGCCATCCTGTTTGACGATATTGATCCCAGTTCGACCAACCGCCTCAGCCGGAAAATTAACCAGCGCCTTGATTTTGAGATCGGGGAAATCAGTCATGGCACTACACCGTCCGTGATCGGCAGCGGCCCGACACTGAATTGCACGGTTTGGGTGCCGTCGCCGTTGGTCAGGGTCAGGCCGGTTTGATAGGTGGCCGCGCACAGCGTTGACATTTCCTGCACGGTAAAGAACCAGCGGAAGATGCCGAGATCAACCACGGTAATTTTGCCGTTGTCGGTCGAAGCCATCAGGACCGGCGCGCCGTTCTTGTCTCGGATTTGAAACACCATCGGCAAGCCGGCCAGATCAATCGGATCATCGTCAAGATCGGTGATCTGTCCGATGAACACCCAACTGGCGCGGTTGGATTGCGGCGGGAACGTCACATGGTACATCAGGCAACCCTCAAAGCTTCATATAGAAGGTGCAGAGCTTGCGCGGGGATATGACCGAGAAGTCCAAGCCGCTTAATCCCGCGCCGCCGTCCGTGGTGAACGCAAAGGAGTGAGTGTGTCGCGTACTCGCACCGCCGGTATTCGCGGCCCCCGAACTACTGAAAGCTAAGCCGCCTCCGGAGGTTCCCTGACCGACTTGCGTCGGCGTCGTAAACCCATGCGAATGGTCCGGGCTATCATTGCCGGTCGTGCCGCCCCCGTTGTGGGTGTGCGACGGCACATTGGCGGCCAATAAAGCTTTGGACTGCGCACCGCCCGCCGCGCCCAACACAATCGGCGATGTGCCAAAGTACGCTGCCGTCAATCGGCCCGCCGCCGCGTTGCCCATGTCATCGAGCGCGCCCATCGCATAGCCGCGCCAGTCCGGCAGCGCGATTTGCTTGTTGGCGGTCCAGTCCGCCGCCGCGTTCGCGCCGCGAGGCGGCGTCAGAATTAAATTTGGATCAGTGATCCACAGATAGTTGAACAGAGCTTGGCAATCGGCGTTGACGCGTTCGGTCGCGCCCGAGGTCGCCGATCCGATGGTGAGCCCATTAAGCCGGACATAGCCGGTCAGCCCGCCGATACCATAGCGCGCAATGATGTTGCCCATCTGGATCAGCGCGTTGGGATCGACCGCACCACCACCACCGCCGCCGCCACCCGATGGTCCGATGACTTGGATGCCATCGGAGGCGAGTTGCACCACGCCGCGCACGTCCTGCAAGCGAACCTTGATAAAACCATCGGCGAGGAAAAATTGCGGAATGCGCCCGGCCGCGTCCAGAGTAATTGGATAGGGCATTTTGATGGTCAGTGAAGGGTCTTGAAAGCCGTCCTGCGGTGTTGACACCGTACCGGCGACAATGAGAAACAATTGGCCGCCCTTCAGCGGTTGGCCGAATGTGTCGAATTGCTGCGTTAGACTGAGCGGAATGGTGCCAGACATGCTTGCCCCAATAAAAAAGCCCGCATGAAGCGGGCTTGGTGTCGGGATTTTTCGAAAGCTTTAAGGTCGCTGTTCGCTTGGAAAATGCGCGGTATCGATGCCGAGTGTTATTGCGGTATTACGCATGTTGCGCGTCGCCAAGCGAGCCGCCGCCGCGTTCGGCAACGTAGGTGCCGCCTGCAAGCGCTGCATTTGTTTGGAAAACCGCGCCAGACTTGCAGCCCCGGCGGGTGTTGCCAAAAATTTCGATACGCCGATGCCGCCAAGCCAAAGCCCAGCGGTGTATAACGGGCCAAGCAATGATCCGCTTAAGGCCGCCGTGGCCACCCCGCCCAAGCCCTTGACGAAATTGATGGCCTGACCCGATCCGGATGGATTGCCAAATCGACGATGCACCAGATCATAATGCTTCGATATCGCGGCGATGTCGTCAAGCGCGGCGACGTGTGGTCCGGAACCACCAAACAGCACCGACTTGGTTTGCGGCGAAATATTGCTCCACTCTTTCTCAAAGATGGCTGGCGAGAACACGTCTTTCTGCCCGGTACCGAGCCGACGAATGAAGGTGTTGACAAAATTTGCCTTCAACTCTTGCGGGAGACGGCCCAGCAAATTCGCCAGCGTTTTAACGTCGGCGCGACTTTTGGATTTCGCATAGCCTTCAATCGTGTTGTAAAGCGCTTCATCGCTTTTTTGCCCGCGACCGATGACGCGATCTGCCAATTCCTGCATCGGTCCCTTGGTGACTTCGGTCGGCTGCGGTTCGCCAGCCCTCGCCAACGCAGCAGTGTCCTCGCGCGCCCGCACGCCAGCGCGCAAGACATCGGCGTGTCGGCGCATCAACGCCTGATCTTCCGCCGAATAAATTCGGCCCGCCATGTTGCGGCCCGAGCCGTGCAAAAATTGATAGATATCGCTCGAAATTTTTTCCGGCGAACGCGCCGTGGTGCCTTCGGCGGTGCCTGCGAGCTTATTCCAGAACCCGCCACGCACCGCCTGCACCACGTTGGCATGGTTGGGATGATCGCCGGTCGCCTCATAAATCCGGTCTAGCAATCGCTCCGTTTTGTCGCCGCGCGTCGCGGTCAGGATATTCGAAACGTCATTGGGGCCGATATGCTGCCCGGCTTCGCCGCGCACCATCTTGTTGATGACCTTATCGGCATCGTTGCGGTCGTTGTAACCAAAGCGTTGCCGCCAATCGCGGTTGGCGGCGCGCGCCCGCTGCATCGCCGGGAGGGCTCCCGGATCGCTGCCTTCCATCAAGGAATTTTCCACCGCGCCATGGTGCCAGTCATCGAAGGCGTTGATAATCCGGCGGGCCGCGCGATGGTCGGCGTCGTTCTTGGCCCCTTGTGAGAGAAAATTGAGGTCTTGCCGCATGCCCTCGATGTTGCGCATGCTCTGTCCGGTTTGCGCGGCGTCTTCGGCGGTGCCGCCTTCTGCAATCGCATCATTCACCGCTGCCGCTGCGCGCTGCCGCGCGTCGTTGGAAAACGCCCGCAGCCTGCGCAGCATCCGCCGCGCCACCGGGGTTGCTTCCCTGTCAACCGCCACCCGGCCCTGACCGCCCCGGTCGGACGCCAGATCGGCGCGGACACTCTGATGAACATCGCCAACGGCATCATCCAGCACCGTGGCATCGATACTCCCGGCATCGCGATAGGCGGCATCCTTCCTGCCGCGCGCCACTTGCTCACTGGCGCGCACGGTGTCCACGACGGTCTGGCCCATATCGGTCGGTGGCAGTTCGCCCACCTGCCCGCCGGTCTCGCGCGCGCTCTGCGCCTCATAACCGCCGATGGCTTGCTCGCGCGCTTGGGTGGTGCGCTCCCAATTCGCCCGCGCCGCTTCGTCGGCTTGACGGGCGGCGGCCTGCGCCGCCTGCGTTTCGGCTTCCGCCGCGCCGCCGACGCTGCGGCCGATATCGCTCGCCACGTTGCCCGGCGTCCGAAAGCCGCCGAATTCATCGGCCACCCGGTTGCGCGCTTCGGCAAGCTGGACCGGGACATCTTCCACGGCGCGGGCGATTTGGCCGCCCCCGGCCAGCGGCTGCTTCGACAATATCTGCCCGGTCTGTTGCACAATCCGGTTTTCGCTGGTCAGCGCGCGCGGCATGTTCACGCCTTGCCGCCTCGCCGCTTCCTCTACCGCCGTGCCTACCGGCCTGACTGGTGGCGCTGGCGTTGGTTCGGGTGGCGCTTCCCACGCATAGGCGGGCTTGGACGCGGCGATTTCATAGGGGCCGCGCGGCGCGCCGGGCAATAGCGGCGGCCCCCGGATCGGGAGGCCAGCCGGACGCAGCGCCATCGACGCGAGGTCCACGTCACCGCGAGACGTTTCGTACATTTTTTGCAATTCGTCTTTGGCGGCGAGTTCCGGGTTGATGGCGGTCCCGGCCAGATGTTCCAGCGCCGTCATGCCGTGGCCGACGATGTTGCGCGCCGTGCCGATCAAGGGCGAAAGCGGCACTTCGGTTGCGCCGAGCACCGCACCGCCGGTCGTCATCAAGCCCTCAATTGGTCCCTGCTTGCCGCGATCTTTCAGGGCTTCGATCTTTTCAATGCCCTCGCTGCCGGTCCTGCCAATCTCCTTGGCGATTTCCAGCGGGTTGACGGCTTTCCCCATCTCCGACCAAAAGCCGCCTTGCTGCGGCTGTTGTTGGGCTGGCGGGGCCGTCAATCCAATCTTTTGGTTGAATTGCTCTACCGGCATGTCGGAGTAGAACTTTTTATGCAGCGCGCCCGCCAGATCGGTATCCGACAAATCGCTGTATTGCGGATATTTCTGCCGAACCTCCGCGATAGTCGGCATCAGCGAATGCCCAATGGATCAGGCGCGGCTTCGCCAGCTTTCGCGCTACCCGGCTTGAAGTAAGTCTTGTTGCGAATACCCTCCGCTTCCGACGATGCCGCATCGACGTGGCGCTTGATCAGTCGTTCGATCCGCACGTAAATCGCTTGCCGTTCGCGGTCGGACATTTCCGGCGTGGTCTCGATTTCATTCAGCAACTTGACTTCGGCGACCGCCAGCCGCGCACCGAACACCGCCTTGGCTTGACCGGCGACATTTTGCAGCGCGAGGTTACTCAATTCCTTGGCATCGACGGCACCCTGCGGGATCATTTCATTCGGCAACAAGGCGTTGGCGATGCTGGCGCGCTTCGACGCGCCCCAACCGGACCATGCTTTGGGTGACAACTCCTTCATCCGCGCCAGATTGTCGAGAACGTCTTGACCCGAGAGAGCCTGTTTTTGCGCATCAGTCACCGCCTTCATTTCGGTGGCCGACAAATCCTCTTTCGGCAACTTGCCATTCAACCCGTAGTAATCCGCCGTGCTTTGGTCATAGCCCTTCGCCAAGGCTTCATCGGTGCGCTGCTTGATTTCGCGCGTGATCTTGCCCTGCGTGCCGCCGCCCGGCGTGATGTCGCGATAGCCGGTCGGTGAATTCGGATCGGCGACGATCATTTGCTCGCCTTCCTTCACCCCAATCGGCTTCTGGCTGGGTGGCGCAATATCCCGATAGCCACTCGGCGCATTCGGGTCCGCGACCAGCGCATGCTCGCCGACGATGAACGGCTTGGTGTCACTCATCACGACATCGGTGTTGCCGGTGCGGCTGTTGGTGCGGACCAGCTTGTCGCCGACTTGCTGGAAAGTGTAGGTGCCGGGATCAAGTTGCTTTTGCAGAAACGCGGTCGCCAGCGGCCGGGTTAGCGGGTTGCGATACAGCGCCGCCAACTGGTCGCGGCCAATGCCTGCGGTGGCGGTCGGCGCGGGCGACGCCAGATTATTGACAGCGCGCCCGACGACGCTGCCGGGCGCTGCGCCACGCGACTGTGCCGAAATGTCGGTGGATGGTGCGCCAACCGGTCCCGCCGGATAGTCCGCTGTGTCAAGCGGCGACGGCCCGCCCGGCCCGACCTCTTGGACGGGCGCGCCCCGTGGTCCCGCTGGCCATTCGGCGGTATCGAGCGGCGACGGCTGAGCCATCGACCGGCCGCCCATGACTTCCGCCGGCAGATTGGCGTTGCGCCGAAATTGATCGGCATAGCTCGCAACACTGGTGCCGAGTTGATCGCGCGCGTTCGGATTGTTCATGCCGCGCTCGCCCGCGAACCATGCCTTGGCGGCGTTTTCCGGACCATACTTCTGTGCGTACATACCGAACCGATGCTTGAACACCGCATCCTGCGCCGCCGGGTCGGCCAAAAATTCCTGCGGCGTTAGCGAAGTGCCGGTGGCGGCCTTGGTCCAGTCCGGAATGTTCGCCCCCATCACCTGATACTTGCCGTAGGCGCGATCCCCGGTCCTTGTCGTCGGCCCCAACACATCGTATTTGCCGCCGCTTTCGGCCTTGGAAATCGCGCCACCATAATTCGCCATCAGATCATCGCTGTTGGAAAAGCGCGGCGGCCCGGCCGGTTGATAGGTTTGCGGTGCAGCCTGCGGCGCGGCGGGTGGTGAAAAGCCGAGGCGGCGGCCAAGGTCGCTCAAAAAGCCGCCGCTCTGTTGCGGCTGTTGTTGCGGGCCACCGAACGCATTCGCGATCAGATTTCCGGCTTCGGCTTCCTCGCGTTGCTTCGCCAATAGCTGACCGATCCGCTCCAGCGGCGAAAAATCCGCCTGTGAATTGATGTTGGCTTGCGGGATTTGCAGCGGGGTAATTGGCATGGCTCGCGCCCCTAGTATTTCGGGCCGTAGTAGGAACTACCGAACGCGCCGGGATTGCTGGCTTGCCAGTTCTGCCCCATGGCACCGCCAACGCCAGATGACAGCATGCTGCCGATGCCGCCTAATCCGCCCGCGCCGCCGAGCGCGAGGCTCGCCAGTGACATGCCCGCGCCAAGCAGATTTTTCGCGCCGGACGCTTCGCCCGATGCTTGCAGATTGTTGGCGCTGGTCAGTCCCCCCGTGGTGCTGCCGAGCAGATTGGTTTGATCGGATGCAAAACCCTTGGCGAGATCGGCGAGACTGCCGAAGGTCGCGGCTTCTCCGGTCGCTGCGCCGGTTGTCGCCTGCAAGGTGTTCTGGTTGATCCCCGAGAGACCTTGCAGCCACGGCTGATATTGCGTCCCATAAATATTGTTGGTGGCGAAGTTGATCGCGTCCTGATCGGCGTTGCCGCTGTTGAACATGCCGCCGACGCCGCGCCGCCGGTTGATCGCATCCAAGCCCGCATTCAATGACAGATCATAGCCCGGCGAGGTTTGGAACGCGGCCTTCGCCGCTGCCGTGCCTTCCGGGCCGCCCGCGCCCAGCGCGCCCAAATAAAGATCGGTGCCCTTGCCGTATTTGGTGGCGAGATCCTTCAACGGCGACCACGCGCCGAGCGCCTTGTTCAGATCGGTGACGCCGGTATCGTAGCCGGTTTGTAGATAGCCCTGCCCTTGGGTTTGATACTGATTATAGAGCGCGCGATTTTTGTCGGCCGCTTCCTTCTCGGCCCCGCCGCCGAATACCGTGTCAAAAAACCCTGCCATCGATTACCTCCTACGAGGCCGCCACACCAGCACCGTTTGCCGTCCGCGCCGCCTGTGGCGGCGGCCTCTGTTCGCTGAATTGTTTCTGTATCTTCTCGAAGATCGGCCCCATCGGTCGCGCATTGACGCCAAGCAACGTCTGCGCCGCCGCCGCGCCCGCCGACGCGCACTGCATCAACGCCACCGCCTCGTCGTCGTCCAATTCGAAACTAATCATGACGATTTCCTTATGGGAGCATCTTGAACAGCATGGACTTCTGCGTTGGCGATCCACTGTCATAGGCGAACAACATCTGCTGAATGGCTCCTTGCGCATTCGTGACATCCGCCGCTGTGATGTCGGTTCGCACGACTGAGATATTCGGATTGCCCGGATTGGTCGTCGCAAAGTAGCGCTCGATCAGCGTCGGGTCCTGTTCCAACTGATCATTATTGCCGCGCAGCGTTTGCATCAACTGGCAAAACTGCACAATATTCTGCGTGTAGGTATTGATGAAGCTGACCGGATTACTCATGTCAGTTGAACCTTTCGGATTGTCCCGGCTTTGTTGAACACCAACCACGTCGCGCCGCCTGATGTGTCGTCAATCAACGAAAAGGTGCCAGTCGGCAAGTCGCTGGCAGCAGGCGCGCCCGCTTTCGGGAAACCGCCGATTGCAATATTGCGCTGAACGCCGGTGCCACCTGCCTGCGTGCCGATCGTCAGGACGTTGCTGGCAACGTTCCAATCAAAAATGGCGCGCTCATAGTTAACCGTTGGCGTCGCGTCATCGAACGTGTTGTAGACGTGAAGGCCCTGCGCATTACTAAGCTGATGAAACGACCAGATATGATTGTTGGTGAAATTATAGTCCAGCGCCGGGACCGCCGCCGTGTTGTAGTCGCCCTGATTGATGGCGATAATATCGGAAACCGAAATATTGGTGGCGCTCCATCTTCCGATGATCGTGCTTCGCACCGCGTGGGCCAGCAAAAACCCGGCGCGAGCGCCGATAGCTGTAGTGTAGTCATTACCCGCACCTGCGGCAAACCCAAGGGCAAATCCGCCGATGCACACGGTGTCGTTGGCATTCGACATATTTTGACCGGCATTGTAGCCGAGGCCAACATTATTATCCCCGGTGCTAAGACTTCCGAGCGCGTTGGTCCCGAGACTGACATTGTAGGTACACGCCGTACCCGATGCGCCAAGCCCCGGCATGGCGTTTTGGCCGATGGCAACGTTGCCCGTCAAGTTCGTCCCGGTCTGAAGTGCGGCCGGACCTATCGCGACATTATACGATGAAGGGCCGCCGCTCCTGAGTGTGTTGGTCCCGAACGCAAAATTATTGAACCCGGTCGTCAGGAACGTCATGCACCCGCTGCCGACCCCGGTGTTGCCATAGCCGGTCGTCAGGCCCAGCATACATTGCTGCCCGGTGCCGAAATTCTCGTGGCCCGTAACAGAAAAATTTCCGGCGTCACCTTCGAACCAATTATCGCCGCTGGCGTTCGCTACCCGGTAGAGCGCCCGAAAAGTGGCAATGTTGTAGGTGTGGTCAGTGCCGATCACCAGCGCCTTGTTGGCCCCGTCCCAGAAGAAATTGGTGTTGTCCTGCGCGAGATTAGCGCCACCATCCACGAACAGAACGCTCCCCGCCGTGCCACCCGTGATCGCGCCGCCGATCGCCATCCCGCCGCCGCCTCCCGCTGGTGTGGCCCATATCCCATCACCGCGCCAAAACGTCGTGGACGACGCACTCGTACCTCCATTCAAGTTAGTGACCGGCAGGTTGCCGCTAACATGCGTCGCAAGCCCAATTTTACTCCAACTCGGCGCAACGCCCACGCCACCCGAAATGAGCGCATTCCCCGTCGCCACATCGGCGAGTTTCGATAACGCTGTCGTCCCACTCGCATATAACAGGTCGCCCACCGCGTAGCTGGTAAGTCCCGTCCCGCCGCGCGATGGGCTGAGTGATCCGGTCCAACCCAATGTCAAAGATGCCGCCTGAAGAAGCGCCGTCGCAGGTGTTCCGCCCAACGTCAAAGTGATATTAATATCGTCAACTTTTGTGAGTGCTGCCGGGGTCAACAACGGTTGCAATCCTGCAATCGTCTGTCCGCCATCAGCAATGAGCTTCCCGGTCGCTCCATTAAAGACGGCAATTCGTGCGTTGACTGCACTCGCTGGCCCCGATACATCACCGCTTCCTGCCGGAGCGACCCATGTCCCATCACCGCGCCAAAACGTGGCCGATGACGCACCCGTGCCGCCATTAAGGTTAGCGACCGGCAGGTTTCCAGTAACGTGTGTGGCGAGCCCAATCTTGCCCCAAAATGGAGCGGCGGTTACACCACCGGAAATGAGTGCATTGCCAGTCGCCACATCGGCGAGGCGCGACAGCGCCGTGGTCCCCGACGCGGTGAGCAGATCACCAATCACGTAGCTCGTCAGCCCGGTGCCACCGCCGGTCACCGGGAGCGGCACCGGGATTGAGCCGCCACCTCCGCTGTTCACGGCTGCGGTGAGCGCCGCTAATTTTTCGTACCAGATCGGATCGATACCCTGTGCAATATCCATTCGGACATCTTGCGCAGGCAAAACGATTTTCGCCGTCATCGCAGCGTGTCCGACTGCATGTCGGCACCGATGAAGGCGAAATTGAGCGGCGCGCTTTCCTGCAAGCGCCAGCGCACACCCTGATTTTGCGCCTGTCCCCACACCGCCGCGCGCACCCGGCCATCGGTGAGCGATTGGCGGCCGATCTTGACCACGCGCGGATTGCTCCAATTCTGGCCGCCGTCGCGTGAAATCCGGATGGAAATATCCGGATCGGTTTCCAACGGATCAGCCCCGGTGGCGCGGCCGACACCATGGGTCAGGTACAATTCAATGCCGTTGATGCGCAGCATGTTCGGGAACGCGCCGAGCGGCCCGGTCTCGATGCGGATCAAGAGCGGGTCGCCGAATTCGGTATTGGTCAGGCCGTCGATGACGCCGAGGTTGCCGCTCTTTTTGTCGCCCGATATCCATTGCCCGAACGCCGCAATCGGAAATTTGCCGCGCCAGTAATCCACCAGATGCGACTTGCGTTCATGCCATGTCTGCAACGTGGTGTCGTATTCCCAGCACCATTGCGGGCCTTGCACCACCACTACGCCATGCCCCTGACTGACATAGACCGCAACCGTGATCAGGCTCTTGTCGGGCTCCGCTTCAATCTGCAAATCCAGATCAGGCGTCGAGATCGGGGTCGGGGTGTAGCCGCTCAGGGTCGAGACCTTGAAATCGTCGCCGACCAAAAAGATGCCCTTGCCAAAGCCGTCATCGTGGCCGGCAATCGCATTCGGCCCGACGATGCCGCGCCCGATGGTGGCGACATAAGAGAACGGATAACCGGTATCGTTCTGGCCGCCCCATACTTCCATCGAGTTCGAACCGGCCAGCAGCAATTGACCGTTGCCGAGCGGGATCGGGCGATACAGCGTGTCGGGCTTGCTTTCAGCGGTGGCGTTGTTGAGCGTGTTGATGTTGGTCGAATTCGGATCGGAGGATCGCGTGGTGCCGTCGCCATAGGTGAAGATAAAAAACGACTTGTGAAACACCACCGCGTTAGGCTGGCCAACGTCGATATCCGGATAGGACAGCACCGAGGTTGTCGTGATCAGCGACGCGCCATCGCCCGGCGACACCGCCACCACATCGGGCAACGGCTTGTTGTTGCGCGCCAGCGTCACTGGCGCGGTGCCGAGCAGCGAACCCGATAACGCGGTGCCCGCGCCACCAATCACCGGGAAGGTGTACACGGTGTTGTTGATCACCGCATAGATCAGGTTGCCGACCAAGATCGCGCCGCGAAAGTTGCTGCCAGCCGTGGTGCCCCATGGCTTCAAGCCGGGGGTTCGCCAGTAGGCATAGGGCTTGCCAGCGGTGGCCGGTAGCTTTTCCGGATAGCAGTTGATCAGCCGTCCGCCTGCGGCCTGCGGCTGTCGGCCCGGCGCGTTGAGCAGCGGAAACGGGACATCGGCCATCTAGAAATAATTCGACTTGAGGATTTCGTAGGTCGGGACGTTGGCAATCAGATAACGCAAGCGTGCTTCGTGCTGCGCCACCGCCGCGAGGTCGAGCGGTGCATTGGAAAAATCCGCCGCCGCATAGATGCTCAGGATGCGCGCCACGGTCTCGAAATATAAATTCGGGATGTCGTCGCGGTCGGGGATGACCACGATCTTGGCGATTTCAGTCAATACGTCATCAATGCAGCGATCAATGGTGTCGTGTTCGACCGCGCCCAGCGCCTCGCCCGGCACATACTTGCCGAGCAGCGCGGCGGCCCGGTTGATCAACTGTTCGGCTGTGTGGGACAGCGCCATGAGAACAGGGGCCGATGGCCCCTATCTCCGTTTCTTTTTAGCTTTTCGGGCTAAGGTCTTTTTCGCCGTAGTTGCCGCCACTGGCGCGGCCCGCGCCGCTGGCGACGGCTTTCGGGTCCTCGCTTTTGCCGGCGCTGCCGGAACCTCCGGGGTCCGACAAATTTTCAAAATACTTGTTATGACGGATGGTCTCAATCAGCACGGCGTCTTCCTCACTGTCGAGTTCGGTGGTTTGACCATCAAAGAAGGTCTTGCCGCCCATCTCGCACACCTTGCTGTCATCGGGCGGGGCCGTGTACTTCACCTGTACCTTGTCAGACATCGGGTTTCTCCAAAGGACTTGGTTTCACATGAAAACCGGCGGGAAAATCCCCGCCGGTTCAATGATTTACCGCATATAGCCTTCCATCAGCATAAAGTAGGTTGGGGTCGGGCCGAGCGCCACCGATGCCACCGTCGCGGTCAACAGAATGTCGGTGTCGTCGGGAAACTCATAGAGCAACCCGCTCGCCGCCAGCGCCGGCAGCGCGCCGCCCGCCTGCCCCACCGCATTCGCCGCGAAGAAGCGCGCGTTATTTCCCAGATCGCCGAGCGCCAGCATCAGCGTCGCGCCGGTATCGAGATCGCCGACCGTGCCGCTCATGCTTTGCAATACAAAGCCTCTGGGGACGCGCAGGACGGCCACCTGTGCGTTCAGCACAACGTCAGCGGCAACCAGCGTCAGCGTCGGGCCGCCGAATACTTTTTTGGTGCGCGCAAAACCCTGTCCACCGGTTTGCGGCTGTCGATAGGCTTGTCGTGGAGCCATGATCATGACCTCCAAGATTTGAGAAAAAAAGAACGGCGCGGAGAATTCCGCGCCGCTTAGTCCACGGGAGGAAACTTGTAGACACAGGAACGAAGCCCAAATTTCCTTGGCCCGATCACGCGTTCGGCGGCGCGGCAACGAAGCCCGTCACCATGCCCCAATCGACCAGATCGCCCACGGTGGCACCGGCCACCAGCAGCGGAGCCTTGGCGATCTTGGCAACGCCGTATTGCGTCTCAATGCCAAGGCCGGTGACGAAATCATAATCGCCATCTTCCAATTGGGTTGGACGCGGCAACTGTCCCATTGCGTAAGCCATCGCGGCCTGACCGCACAAAAACACCGGTTCGACATCGACGGCTGCGCCACCCTGCCCCTTCAACAGAAGCCGCTGGGTGATTTCCGGGATTTCCTTGTAGAGCACGCCGTTGTATTTCAGCGCGCCACCCGTGAAGATCGGGTTGTTCTTGGCCGAACCATTTTCGCGGGCCTGTGCATCACGGTTGGCCTGATACATCGGCGGGTCGGCTTGCAGATCACGGAAACCGCGTGAACCGGTGAAGCAAACATAGACCTCTTCGTCCAGTTCGGGGATTTCCCACGGCGTGATCTTGGGCCGTCCGTTGTAGATGCCGGGGTTGGAAGGATCAACGCCGGTCTGTTTGGCTTGATCCTTACAGAGATTGCCGACCACGGTGGACATCTTGTCGGTGGCGACCACGATGTTGGTGAGTGCGGTTGCCACCACACTTGCATAGTTCGACATCTTCGAGCCGTACACCACGCGATCATAATTGCCGGTGTTCCAGCTATTGCGCTGCGCCGCCGTTGCCAGCGACCACCTGATGCCGTTGACGCGGTTACCGGGGATTTGGAAACGGTTGGCTTGCATCGAAGCGGTCGGGACCGACAACAGCGTGTCAACAAGATCGTCCCGAATGATGCGGCGTCCCCAGCCGCGCAACAGATCGCGCGCGGTAGAGCGGACGTTAAACGAGCTTTCCTTGTTGACGGCGCGGTTGTTGGCCACGGCATTGCGGCCCCAATCGGCCCATACCGGCATGCCATAGCTGTCAAGCTGTTCTTCTGAGCCGCGCAACGTGCCAGCACCGACACCATCACCGGACAACTGGTTGACTAAGGGCACGCGGATTTCTTTGCCATCGGCCGCAAGATCAGCCATGCGGATGATGATTGAGGTCGCGGTGTCGCCCATGAACGGATCGAACCGCGAGCGCCGCAGGAAGTCCGAGATGACGTTGCGGCGGAATTTAATGAGTTCATTGCTAGGGTGGTTACTGGTCAGCATCGCCTTTTCCCCTGACGGGTAGGCGTCGCCTCAATTTTTAGCGACGCCGAGTGGCCGCGTGGAAAAGTTCTTCATCGCTTTGATTGTCTTCCCCGTCGGGGATCGCAGCGGCTCCGACTTTTCCGATGGATGGAAGTTTCGGGACCATGGGACGATTAACGTTGTTGCCATTGCTCGCGGCTGTGCCGCGCGCCGCCTCAAAAACCTTTTTATGAAACTCAGGGTCTTTGAGCGCTTCATCGAGGACTTTCTGACGATAGGCTCCGAGATCGGAGCCCACCGTCGTCATCACCTCTTTGCCGATGTGCCAGCGCATGATTTCCTCGTAAGGATCAATCGATGCCATCGCGCGATTGTAGACACCCCAAGCTTCGCTATCGCGGGCACCCATGGCGCTTTGCAGCGCATTGCGGGCCGCGAACACCTTTTCCTTGCCGTGCTCACGCACGGCATCTTTCAGGGAATAGTGCTCGTCTCTAGCGGCGTTCCGCTTTTCAAGCGGATCGAGCAGCGGCTTGATTTCCTCCTGCACAAAGGCCGAAGGCGCTTCAAACAAATCGCTGCGCTTGGGAGCTTCCGGTTTCGACGCGGGCGGTTGGCGCAGTAACAGCGCATCCAACTGCCGCCGAAACTCATCGCGATCACGTTCCGCCGCGCGCCGCGCTTCGGCTTCCTCGCGTAATCGCCCCGCCGGGACGGCGGGTTCGGGTGCGGGTTGCGGCGTGGCTGGCGGTGGGGCTTGATCGGCGGGTGTGATTTCGTCGTCTTTCGGCGGCGTCGTCACCCCCTGTTGAAACAATGCATCATCATCCGCGCCCAAGGGCACGGTTTCGTCAAGGTCTGCCATGGTTCACCTATCGGGGATATCGCTCCCGCCTGCGTGGCCGCGCTATCGCGCGCGGCGGCGTGGCTATCAAAACCGGTGATAGCGCCGTTGCGATCATCTCGTTGATCGCCGACGAACCGTTGTTCTGTCGAGGACGAACTGTTAACTGTCGCCGCGCAGCCGCTTGTCGAACATTCGAGCGGCCGTGGCCGGGTCTTGCATGGCGCAGTCAAAGCAGACGTTGGCGCCGTTCTTGCCATAGGGGCGCAGTTCATCGAGCTTGCCGCACGCTTCGCATGTCGCGGGTGCTTGCTCTGCAATAAACAGCGTGTTGCCAACCTTGAAGGTCATGACATCTCCTTAGAGCGGTGGCCGAAAACTCCGCAGCACTTCCTTTTTCTTGGCTTCGCGGTCAGCGGTCTTGTGCTTGTCGTCATGGCGGCGATCCGCCGCGCGCTGGGCGTGTTCGGCCATCAGTTCAATCGGAGCCATCAACGCCTGATGATCGAGCTTCCTTGCGCTCGCGGTCTTATGCAGCGCAGTGGCTTCGGTCTCGCGGATGTTGGCGACGCGTTCGGCGATATCGAGCGGGCTTTGCGGCGCGGGCGGCGCATCCGGCGCGCCTTCGTTGCGCGCCTTGGCGACGTTGAGCATGGTTTGCGATTGGGTCTTGCCGACTTCGGCGGCCTTCTTCTGAATGTCGGCTTGCTTGTCCTGCATCATCAGTTGGGTGGCCTGCACCTTCATCGGATCGGGCTGGCTGATCATGGCGTTGAGTTTCTTTTTCTCCTGCGCCGGCAGATAGCTCGCTTCGATGATGGCTTGCGGCGGCACCGGGACATTGTTTTGCGCCAGCGCCATCAGGGTATCGAACACGTCGCCCATCACGGTTTCGGTGTCGGGGCCTTCGTCGATATGAATATCGACATCGATCTGTCCAAGCGCGTTGACCAGTTGCGGCTGGCCGAATGGATCGAGTTCGACGCCGTTGATCTGCATGAATTGCGCCACACCCTCATCGCTGGTGATGCGCAGGAAGCGTTGCGCGGTCCAATAGCGCTGCGCCGCGCACCACGCCGCGCGGTACTGCGCCAGTTTCCACATCCGGAAATTCTTCAAAAACGGCCCGAGTTCGGCGAGACCGGCTTGCTGCGACATATTATAGGCGCGGCCGCTCGTGTTCTGCCCCATCATCATCAATTGCTGGTTGGGGCCGAAATTATCAATCTCGGCCTTGGCGTCTTGGTAGTACTGGGTCTGTTGCAGAAATTCCTGTTCGGGCTGGATGATCTGCAAATCCTTGTCGTCGCCATGGTAGACCAGTGTCCCATCCGGCCGTGACGCTTCGCGCCGCGCCACCTCAACATCATCGACCGCGCCGTCCTTGATTTTCAACTGACGGGTGTTCATGATGTGGATGGACTTACTCCGATGCTGGTTCATCGCGTCCTGCGGGCCGCGCAAGCGCCGGATAAAGCCGTAATGATCGCCGTCGATATCGATCTGGTTGGCGAACGCAAAAAACTTGGAAATCGATAGATTGCGCTCGTTATAGAACGGGCTATCACCCTGCATCAGCGACACCATTCCGGCGTGCAGACACCATTTCCAGATCGTGCCTTCCAGATGCCAGTGATCGACCAAGCGAACCCGATTGCGGTTGTCGGTCCACAACAGTTCGCGGTCGGTATCGAACGCGGTCCAATAGCCGTTATCGGTGTCGAGACTGCCGCGCACCATGTCGGACGCGCCGTCAACCAGCGTGTCGAGTTCGTCGATATCGGCCCACTTGTAAATCCCGTGAAACCTTGTGTCGGTAAAATCGAATTTCAAACTGCGCGGATCGTAAAACCATGTCTTGGGGTCGCGGTACTCGAAGCGCAAATCCGGATCGCCCTGATCGCCTGAAATCAGCATCAATTCATCGACCGCGATGCCCTGCACCGAGCCGTCGCGGCAGCATTCGGTTTCCAGATCCTCAAACAGCGAGGCGTCACAAATGGTCCGCACCACTTGGGTCGCGACTTCCGCGCCGGCTTCGCCTTTCGGGGTGTTGGGGTAGCATTTGCAATCGGTGCGCAGCTTGCGCACGGTGCCGACCAGACTGTCGATCTTGCGGCCGGTGCGATCAAAGGTGATGGCGGGCTGGCCGCGTTTCTTCAAAGTTTTGAGTTGATCCGGGGTCCATTGGTCGGCGTGGTAATAGCGCCAACTCAGGCGGGCTTCGTCAATCTCGCGGGCCTTGACGGATGCATAGTCCTCGAATTCCTTGCGGCGGTCGCGCAAATTGGCGTCATCGTCGCCATCGTCATCCGGTTCGCGCTTTCGATTGTAATCGTCATCGACCAATCGCAGCGCCCGCGCCATTTACAGCACCATCGCATCAACCGTGTCGGCGCGGTCAATCGCCTTGTAGTCGCGTTTCGGGAGTTTTGGCGCTTTGGGTTTTGGCACTTTCCCCTTCACCATGTGATCGAGCAATTGACCGATCAGCCCGATGGCGTCCACCTGGTCATCGTGAACCCCGGCCGGGAATGTCAGCAGTTCGGAACGAAAATCCGGCAACCATGGCGCGTGCGCCGGCACGTACAGCCCGCTCAGGCTCATGCGGCCCTGAATGGAGCGGGCGCGCACCGCCTTGTCGCCACGGGTCGGAAACATTTCGCGGGTCACCCACGCCCGCAACTCGCGTTGCCGCCGATCCAGAAACGGCCCGATGCCGGCGCGGATCTGGCCCTGTTCTTCCGCCCACGCCATCGGCTTATATTTCTTGACCAGATGGCAGAACGCATCGATCCAGACATCGGACGTGTTTTGTCGCCGCCACACGTCGAGTAGATACATCCGCTCATCGGGATCGATGCCGACCACCGCATGCACGGTGTAGTCGCCGCCGTCCTTGGTCACCGCGTAGTCGGAGCCGCCGTAACAGCGTAGCGTGTTCAACGCCGGAAGCGCTTCGACCGGATGCAGCCATTCATCCTTGAAATAGTCGCCTTCGTCCGGGGTCGGCTCTTGCTGATATAAAGCGCTCCACAACCTTGCCGGGGTGCTTTCCTTGACGCCCATAAGTTGCGCGCCATAGCCATAATCGTCGTCTTCCCACAGGAATTCCCCGACCTCACGGCCAAGCGGGTCATCCGCCTTGGCTTCGGCCGACAGTGACAGCACGTCCCAATGCGAATGGTTGAGGCAGCGCCCGGCGAGATCATCTTCGTGCCACCGGGTTTGGATCAGGACTTGGCGGGCGCGCGGGATCAAGCGCGGGCGGAAATCGTACAGATACCAGTCCCACAACCGATCGCGGATCAACGCGCTATCGGCGTCCTGCCGCGACCGAATGGGATCATCGATCAAGCCGAACAATCCGCGAAAACCGGCGATGCCGGTCAGCGCACCGGCCGCGAGATATTCGCCGCCTTCCTGCAAGCCCCAGCGTCCGGCGGCCTGATTATCCGTGGTCAGATGGATGTTGAGCGCCGCTGAATTGTCCGCCACCAGATTGCGGACCCGGCGGCCCCAGCGTTCGGCCAACTCCGTGGTGTGCGACGCCGCCAAGATCATCGCCTTCGGATCGTTGGCGAACAGCCACGACGCGAACAGCACCGAGGCGTAGGTGGATTTCGCCGAGCCCGGCGGCATGAAGATCGCCAGCCGGTCGATTTCTCCGCGCGCCACCGCTTCCAGTTTCGCGATCAGCAAGCGATGGTGCCGGGCCGGTTGAAAGCCGTTTTCCTGCGCCCAAAAACTCAAGGAAGCGCGCAGCCGCCGTCGCCGCAACACTTCCTGTGCGGCTTGATCCGGCGTAAAGTGCGGCATCCAATAACCTTGGTGGATGAGAATGATTAGCGTTGCGTTTTTGAGCTACGATAGACCCGCCCGCGTCGCGCCCGATCCGCGCTTCCCCGATGGCATCGATGTGGATTTGAGCAAGGGCAAGCCGTTTTGCCGGGCCGAATTGCCCTATCCGGCGGAATGCTGCGGCGTGCTACTGGTCAATTGCGAAAGCTGCGGCGCCAACGCCGCCATCACCACCGCCGGGCGGCGTGACGATCCGCGTTCGGTCAAATTGCCATGCAAGACGCATTGACCTTGGTGCGCGTGGTCGCGCCGCATTTTGTCGCCGGGTTCGAAACCGATGGCACGGTGCGGCGGGCCGCGCCGATCCTGCGCTATATGGTCGGTTGGAGTGATGCGCGGGTCCGGGCCTATGTCGCCGAAAACGGTTGGAAAGCCTCGATCATCGCGGTTCAAGAATTGAAGCTATTGCGTCGTCGGTCGCGGCGTTGATGGCGGCGAGTGCTTTGGTGGTGGCGTCTTCAATCTTTCCGATTGGGCACAGCGCCTCAGCCGTGGTGGTCATGTCCGGCATTTGCATGTTGTGGGTTTCGCACCGGCTCACAGCCCTCGCGCCGCCGTTGGCATAATACGGCGGCCCAATCGGTACGACGAACGAGACGATCTTGCAGATCATCGCTCCTCAATCACCTTCGCCAGTTCATGCAAATCGACCTCGCCGATGACGTGGATGTTGTCGGGCTTATCGGCGTTGATCACCGTCAGCTTCGGATTTTGCTTGCCCTGCCGTTTCAATTCCTTGCGGATCGCGTCGATGATCGGGGTTCGCATCGTTTGATTTCTCTCCCCAGACATCGGCGATTTGTCGGAGCACATAATGAAGCGTGTACGCCTTTGATGGCTTGACGCCGTTCTGATCGTGCATACCGTCCTGCAAAATCGAAGCCGCCATCATGCTGAATTCCGCCGCGCACGCCACCGCCAGCGCGTAGACCTGATGCTCGTCGTCGATCAGTTGGGCGACATCGCCGAACGCCTTGCTACAGCGCTGGGCCGTCAGCTTGCCGAGGTCGAGCATGGCGTCGTCACTGAGTTTTGTCATGCCGCAAACCTCGCCATTAGTCGCGCATTTCGATGTTGTAGAAACAGCATCGTAATCAATCGATAATGGCGATGCCTCACCCACACGTAAACGCGACAAGCCAGCCCGATCATCAGCATTATTTCTGCCTGCGCTTGCGCATCAACTCGCGCTGATAGGTGGTGCGGTCAAATCGAACCGGCGACGGGGGCTTGCTGCTGGCGTCGCCGCCCGACTTTCCCGATGCCGCGTCAGCATCACCGGGTCTGTTGGTTTCTCGCGGGCCGGACGCTATCCCGGCTACCGATGCAGGATCGCGCGCTCCATCATCAGTTTTGTCCGACACTTGGGAAGCGCCACCGGGGCGGTCGGCTCTATAGCGCGGCTTCTCGTCTGCGTGTCTGCTTTCCACGCCGCCGCGAGAACTCGTTTGCGGGCACGGTCCCATCGGGTGCCGCTCGCCGCATGTCCTGCATTTCGGAAGCTCCATCATTCAGGATCATCCGAGGTGATGGCTTCGACCACGATGGTCGCGATCCGCTCCGACGCGCCGAGCAAAAATGTTTCCATCCGGATGGCGGTTTCGAACACATGATCGAGGTGAAGTGGCGGGAGATTTTTGCCCTCCAGTTTGTATTGCTGGTAGAGCACACCGTCCTGCACGGTGTTGATGTCGTGATATTTGAGCGCCAAATTCAGCGCCAGCGCGGCGATCCCGGTGGCCGGGGAAACCGGGGTTGAAGCGATTGGCTCCAAGGCCTTGAACGGTTCGTCGGTCATCGCAATAGCCGCTTGAAGGTTTCCCGTCCTTCCGGACTGTCGGCCCATTCATCACTCTCTTGCTGGGTGGCGTCGAATTCGCCATCGATCACGCGCTGGCGCAGCGCCTTCGCTGGCGTGGTCCCGGCGGTCGCCAGATCGGCGAGCAGCGCCAGCGTCGGGGTATCCAGCGGCGACAAGAAATCATGGTACCAGCCGGAGGCGGCGCGGTCGGCCATCTCGGGCAACCCGGCCTTGCGCAACTCGGCGGCGAGGACATCCTTGCTGTGCATGTGAGCCCCGTTAGTCTAACGGTTAGACTAACAGTTAGACTAACCGGTGCTTGTTAGACTAACAGATGTTAGACTAACAGCCAAGGATTTTGGGCGGAATTATTCATGGCACGGCGATGATGCTGATGCTGCTGCCGCCGCCGACGCCGAAATATTCCGGGCGCAGCGCCGGCAACAAAATGTCCGAGGCGGTGGCGTCGCCTGCCTTGGTGGTGATCGCACACTGCACCTCGCCGACGATGCGGATGTAGCTGGTTGCGGCATTGAAAACCGCCGAGCGTTGGGCCCCGCCGGTCAGATCAAGCGTCGGCTGATTGAGAAAACTCGGCAGTTGCGCGAACGGAGCCGCCGCCTCCGCGCGGGCGGTAGAGAACTCGGAAATCCAGACCCGCTGCGGCTGCGCCTTCGACGAAAACATCAACGCGAGCGTTGCGAAAAATTTGCGCATGACGGGTTCCGTGGGTGGTAATCCCGCGAAAGGGGGATTGGCTTTGCGGTGGGGGTTAGACTAACCGTTAGACTAACGGTGGGTGGTCATCGAGAATGACGGGACGGCTTTTTATGTTGGGCGGATTGGTGGGGGGTGGTGTCGAGATAAGCATGCTTGGCCCGCGAAATTTTCCCCCTCCCGTGGGTCGCTGGCCGCGCGCCTCGCCCCCTGCCCATAGCGCAAGAAACCCAATGATATCAGGCATAACTTGCATTCTGCAACATGCTAACGTTCGTCAGTGTGTTGCGCTTCTGGCGTTGGATCGTGCTCTATCGTCAGCGCTGGCTTGCCTGCCGCAGCAATGGCCATCAACTGGTCATCGCTAAGCTGTTGAATGTTCACGTTGATGTTGGTTTCGTTCTGATAGAGGTCTTTCCATTCATCGGGATCAGCGTTCTTTAACGCGAAGATTGCAGCAGTGACGCCAACACCAATTTTGGTTGTCAAAAGCTTGCGTTCCAGCGCGCGCAATCGCGCCGCACGCGCTATTTTTACCGCATGGCGAAACTCTGGCCAGCGATCAATCCACTCATAAACCGCGTCTTTCGAAACCCTGATTTCTCCCGCAAATGCGGTCAGGCTATATCCCTCGCCCATGAACTCGACCACGGTCTGGCAATATTCTGGCTCGTACAGCGTCGGCCTTCCTGTCACGTAGTCCGCTGGCCTTGGCTTCGCTCGAAACGGTCGCGGCGAACCATAGCGGCGCACTGGCGCGGTTTGTCCGGTCATGGCCTGATCAGCCTGCACGCCGTGGCGACGCGTGGGCGGGCTTGGCAACGCGGCGGATCAGCGTCACCTTGGCCTTGTGCTTGACCGCGCGGCGCAGCGCCTTCCGGTCTAGTTCCCTGTCCCGTTCGCTGGCCTGCACAACGTCGCCATTGCGCAAGTTCCGCGTGAATTCGACCACTCGATTTTTCTTCATTCGTGCCCTCTTGACAGACTAGGCCAAATTGGCCTATGGGATTTTGAACGGCGCAAATCCGCACCGCAACGCAAGGGGAATTCGAAATGAACACCGCAAACCGCTACTTCTACCTGCCGATAGCCTTCTATAGCGGCATGGTCCTCAAATGCGCAGGCATCGCCAACGCCACCAACCGCGATTGGTTCACCGCGCAATATCCCGAAGCCATCGAACTGGATGCCTACTATGGCGACCGAATTCGCGCTGATGATTGGTCCGAAGTGAAATATCCGGACTAACCCGCAGCTACATCGCTTTCAAGCCGGGCAAGCGCAAGCTTTACCCGGCTTGAGGCATTAGAAGCGCTCCGCTTCGCAAGGGGAACCAAAATGAACAAGCTGATGCACGCCTACCGCACCGCTCCGACACTCAAGAACGCTCAAAAGCTTAGGGCCTATGACCGCGCGCATCCAATGGCGCGCTGCATGTTCGAGCGCGAAGATTATGACTTGCTCGCTGATGCAATCCATCAGGCGAACAAAGGCTAGGCCCCATCAACATCGCTTTCATGCCCGGCAGCGGAAACGCTTACCGGGCATAAGGCATTAGAAGCGCCGCGATGTCGCGTCGCTCGCAAGGGGAACCAAAATGAAAACGATCAAGATCGAAACCATCAAAGCCAGCGCTAACGCCTTGTTCCGTGGCAGCGCCGATGAAATGGCAGCGCAGCGTGCAGCGGTGCAATATTTCGTTGGCGATTTGCTGATGAAAGCCAACGCCTACAAGGGCTTTCGATATCTTGAGGCAAACGACGTTGCACCGGGAAAGTCGATTGGCCTGATCCGAACCACCGAACCCGACGGATCGCACACTTTCCCTGATGACAGCCGAATTGCTTTCCTCTGATCCCGATCTAAATCGCCTCTAGATCAAACCCGCTGCGAAGCGGGTTTTTTCTTGTCCAAAAATAATTTCACAAATCGGCACTAGGCCATCTTGACCTACGCCAAATAATTTGGAACACCAGCCAAGGCGCAATCCCGCGCCAGCAAGGGGAAATCCGAATGTATCAGAACATCGAAAAGAGCGCGTTCCGCAAAGGCGAATATGTCGGGCACGCAACCGGCACTTGGCGTATTCGCCGCGATGGCAAGGGTTGGCTGGCCATCGCTGGCAGCATTCCCGGTCATTCCGGCCGGACACTTCGCGGCGCGACGCTCCGCGACATTTCCAAGCAGTTGGAAACCGTCAATGCGCAGATTGCCCAGACACTCCGCGCCATCGCGCTGCCAAATCCGTTTTCAGTCTGACCTAACGCAAATTGCTCTTATGCCCGGCCGCGCAAGCGTACCGGGCCTAAGGCATTAGGAGGGCAATCATGCCGCTCCGAGCAAGGGGAAATTGCAATGGCCTACATCGAACAGGAAAATGAAATCGCTTGGTACACCAGCGCGGAGCGCGCTGAAAACGCGCTCTTCAATATGTTCGCCGCTGGCGACGTTTGCGAGGGCGAGCGCCCGCGCATTCGCCAGACCGGCAAGCTTTGGATTATCACGGTCACGGAGCGCTTCCAATTCATCGACGGAAACTTGATCTATGTTTGACGCTAACGCCATGCACGAATTGCAGCATGTCGCGCGCGACCGCTACCAGCGCGCGGGATGCGGCGGAACGCATAAGGTCTATGCCACGTCATCCGCCTATGACAAGGCGCGCGGCTATCAGCACATGACCGCTTGGCAGCAAGCGGTTTACCGCGCTAGCGCGCAATTCAAATCGGCTTGCGTCAATGCAAAATCCGATTTCGCGTTCGCGCCCGTGGCGTTCGATCTCGCCAAGGAAGAACAACGGGAAGCAACGCGCTATGCGCTCGCAACCATCCCGTTTTAGCCAAACCGGCTTGCCGGGCTGTGAAGCCCGGCAAGACCTCGCCTTGCAGCGCAAGGCTGATCAGCCACTCAAACCCAAAACCGCGCAAGCGCCATGTGATCTCGGATTGTTTGGCGACGCGCACACTCAAACGGAAATGGAGCTATGACCGATTTTGTTTTCTTCGTCATCATTGCCGCTTGCGGCACGCTTATCGTCGCGTGTCTGATCTGAATGCCCGATCCGATTGGACACGAATTGCGCCAATACCGTTGTTGGCGCAGTTGGGGCTTGCACGAGTTGCGCCGCATTCGGGCTATGGTGCGCCTTGGCAGCAAGTCACACGCCAACGCGCACCGCGAGCGGAAAAGCCTGCAACGTGAATTAGCGACACTGCGCAAGGCCAGACCGATCTGGCGCAAACCTTGAAAACGAAACCCGGCCCTTTGGGCCGGGTTTCTTCTTGGGAAAACGCCGTAAAACCTACATTCAAATACCACGCAATAGGAACGCCACCGATGCGTTATTTTTTTGGTTTTGACCCATAGTACCCAAATAATTTGGACGCACGGGCGAGCCTGCTATCGTGTCAAGATCATTTCCGAAACTCTTTTTGCAGTTGTCACCAATTATTTTGGCGCTGGCGCTTGACCTTGCTGCCGATTTGGCCTAGCGCCATTTTGGCCTGATTTGAAATATTATTCCAAAAAGTTTGGACATTGTTGGCGAATAGTTCGGCTCGATTACAGCGTCACCGGTGCGTTATTTTTGCAAAACCGATGTCAGGTATGGCGGAAATTTGGACGCGCTGGCGAGCCTGCTATCGTGTCAAGCCCTGTCACCAAATATTTTGGCGTTGGCGATTTCAGTGCAGCCGATTTCACCTGATTTGCGGCTGTAACATTTTGTGACCAAATGTTTTGGCGATCCCTGCTTAGGCCATCTTGACCCATAGGCCGCTTTGGCCTAACTCAAGAATTGTTGAAACGCCAGCAAGGGGAAAACCAAATGGCAACCGTTAATCTGCACGCCGAAGTCACCGCCCGCATCCTGCAATCGCTTGAAGCCGGCGTTGCGCCATGGGTCAAGCCATGGTCCGCGACCGCTGGCCGCAACGTCCCGCTCAACGTCATCAGCGGCAAGGCCTATCAAGGCGTTAACGCCGTGCTGCTGTGGGGCAATGTCGGCCGCTTCAAGACGCCGCATTATGTCACCTATAAGCAGGCAATGGACCTTGGCGGGCATGTCCGCAAAGGCGAACACGGTTTCCAGATTTGCAAGGTCTTGCAACTCGTTTCCAAGCCAAAGGAAGGCGCGACAGATCAGGAAGGCCGCGCCTTTAGCACGATGAAATTTTTTACCGTGTTCAATGTGGATCAGTGCGACGGCCTGCCCGCCTCCGCGTTCGAAACGCCGGAAATCAAGCTCAATCATACCGACGACCGCGATGCGACCATCGACGAATTCATCGCCGCGACGGGCGCGAACTATTCCGAAACCGGCGGTGACCGCGCTTTCTACCGTGGTGGCTTTGACGATTTCGTGGCGATGCCCGAATTTGCCTCGTTCAAATCGGCCGCGCTGTACTATTCAACCGCGTTTCATGAGTTGGGACACTGGACCGGCCACGGCACGCGCCTTGACCGGCAATTCGGCAAACGGTTTGGCGACCGCGCCTATGCGGCGGAAGAATTGGTGGCGGAGTTGACATCGGCCTTTTTGTGCGCCGAATTCAACATCGACGGCGCGTTGCAGCATGCCGAATATGTCGGCAACTGGATTGCGCTGCTCAAGGATGACGCCAAGGCGTTCTTCACCGCCGCCAGCGCCGCACAGAAAGCCGCTGATTTCCTGCGCAGCGCCGTGCTTGCCGAACCGATCCGCGAGGCGGCATGAGGACGCAAGCGCAAATCAGAAAACGGATTGCGGATCTCGAAAAGCTAATCAGCCTCCTAAAAGAAATGCTCAAGATCATGAGCGAAGCACAAAAGGAAACCCGCCATTAGGCGGGTTTTTCTTTTGTCCAAATTCCTTGGTTGACCTAACGGCCAAAATGGCCTATGCCCGAGCCAGCGCAATCACGCGCCAGCAAGGGGAAATTATGACAAATACATCGGAGCTTGATGAACGCGACCGCGAAATTTTGGCGATCCGCCAAGCTATTTGGGATCGTGTGGAAGGCGCGCGGGTCGGCGATTGGTGCCGCATGCCAGATACCAGCATGCGCCGCTTTACCCATAATTGGGGCGATGACCTTCAAACCAACTCGCCTAACTATGGCTTTGGCAGTTTTTATTTCGGCAAGGGTTATATGGACTACAGCGGCGGGCTTGATCCCGCCATACCACGCGCGCGGCTGCACGATACCGGCGAAACGCTACCGGGTTCGGCATGGTTTTTCCACCATAACGAGCACCGCGCCAATAACGGCGTTTATTTTGACATCCCTTGTCGGGTGTTTGAATTCCGCTAACCGCCGCACCCATCGCCACGAAAAGCCCGGCTTAGGCCGGGTTTTTTATTTGAAAATATTTTGCCATTTTGGTCTAGGCCATATTGACAGCATCCAAATTTATTGGCTATCACCAGCCATCGAAACCGAGCAAGGGGAACTGAAAATGTATGATCTAGCCCACGAAAACGCCAAACCCGGAACCTGCGGCAAGTGTCGCGGCACCGGTTCCTATTCATGGGGCGCGATTGTGAACGGCAAAGCCTCAAAGTCCGGCACCTGCTTTTCCTGCCGTGGCACCGGCAAGCAATCCACAACGCAGATTTACCGCAACCGGACCTATAACCGGCACAAGATCGCGGCGATTGCCAGCCACTAACCGGCCCGGCCCTGCCACACAAAGCCCGCCCTTCCGGCGGGCTTTTTTCTTGTCCGGCCATATTGCCCTAGCGGTCAAAATGGCCTAATGCTGACCGTTGCTAGACCGATAGAGAGGGGTTTTAATGGCGACTACTAAAAAGACGGCGCGGCGCATGACTGCCACGCAATACCAAGCCGCGATTAATGAACTCGGCCTAACCCAAGTTGGCGCGGCGCGGTTTCTCAAGATCGGCGATCGCACCTCGCGCCGCTATGTTGCGGGCGGCACCATCCCCTATGCGGTGGAATTGCTGCTTAACCTGATGATCGCGCGCGGGATCACACCGCAAGATTTGGGGTTTGTGCGATGATTGTCTACTATCGGGTCTCGACACAACGCCAAGGCCGCTCAGGTCTAGGTTTGGAAGCGCAGCGCGCGGCGATCACGCGGTTTGCGGAAACGGAAGGCATGGCGATTGCGGGTGAGTTTATCGAAATCGAAACCGGCAAGGGATCGGATGCACTTGCCACGCGTCCGCAACTTGCCGCAGCACTAGCCCAAGCCAAAAAACTTAAATGTCCGGTCATCGTCGCCAAGCTGGACCGGCTTTCGCGCGATGTCGCTTTCATCGCCGGATTGATGGCGCAGCGCGTGCCATTCATCGTTGCCGAGCTTGGCGCGGATTGCGACCCGTTCATGCTGCACATCTATGCCGCGCTCGCCGAAAAAGAGCGGCGGATGATTTCGCAGCGGACCAAAGACGCGTTGCGCGCGGCCAAGGCGCGCGGCGTGACCTTGGGCAACGCCAAGCAAGCGGCCACCAATCGCACCGAGGCCGACGCCTTCGCCGAAAGCTTGCGCGAGGTCGTCGCGCCGGTCATCAATCTATCGTCGCGGCGCATCGCCGCGTTCCTGAATGCGCAAGGCGTCAAGCCGCTGCGCGGCAAGGCGTGGCAGTCCGTCACCGTGTTGCGTTTGGTGGAACGATTGAAGGAGGCCCGGCCATGATTGCTGATTTACAAAATCTTTGGGATGCCGCTAGAATAGTCTTTGTCGTCTATATCATCTTCCACGTCGCTCGATTTGCGTTGCTGGCTATTGGTGATGCCCGCCGAGCAATTCGTGATGCCCGCGCTCGCCGTACCCAACGCGCCCCTATATTCAGGTCTCGGTTTGAATTTTTTTACGCCATCATTTTTTACGGAATTTTGGTGCTGATGCTGCCATTGCTTTCGCTGGCAATCCGCTAAATAAAAAAGGCCGGTTGCGTCCGCGAGGATCAACCGGCCTTCGATTTGGTACGCTATGGGAGGTCCAAACCGTCCCCATGTTCGCCGTCAACGCCTTGCCACTGCGACGCAAGGGGGGCTTACCGCAGTAAAACCGGTTCATTGGCGCGCGCGTCAGAGGATACCGGATCAGGATGCCAAAACGCCCTTTTGTCAATGCCAAAATTTATGGCGACCGCTCGCTCCAAAACCTGCCGAGCCGATACCCTGCATCGCGCAGGATGTATAACGCCGCTTCCCTCGCCCGGTAGTTGGATCGAAACCCCATCATGTGGCCAACCCGTTCCAAGTTGAGTTCCCAGCATGCCACGCAATCGGCGACGAAGGCCGGGCGATAGCCAAGATGTTCGCGCGCATCATAATAAGCTTGACGATGGTCGGCTTGCGCTTCCGATTTGGCCAGCCCGGTCATGCTGCCGGGATCGAAAGCCAGAATGCGGTTGAGGTCGATACTGTTGAGGTGGCCCTGTAGGCCGCCAGCGAACCAGTGCAGCGCGTATTGCTTGAGGCCGCTATATTCATCGCCAGAAAGTTTTTGGCGCATCAGCGCCCGCGCCAATGGCGTGTCGGCCATCCTAAAGCGGTGTCCGGTCCTGCGGTCGCCGCCGATCTCGAAAAATCCCTGTGAGCGTCGCAAGCGTTCCGGTGTTGGACCGGCCTGCGGGTGCGGCATGATGAACCTCCTTTGGGAAGCCCCTCGCGCGCGCGCAGCATACAAAGAAAGAAGTAAGAGTATATCTATTCTATATAGTCAGGGCATTTGCTGCGGCATTTGCCACGGCAAAATTTTTTAGTTGTCGAATAAAATCAACGGGATGATTTTTTATTTTGCAACAACCGTGCAACATTGATGCTGCACCAATGTATACATTGATGTTTTCCTTTTCAATTAATGTTTGCGATACCAGCGCATCGCGGTTTGCAGCGCGCCCTTCTGTCCGGCGAGGGATCGCTGTTCCCTAATCTTGGCGATCCGTGCCAGATCGTGGTCAACCCGCTTATGCCGCCAGCCGTCCGCCGTTTGGTAAAAGAACGCCAGCAGCACCGGGCGATGTTTGCGCCATGTTCTAAGATCGATGTCACAAATCTGGGCCATCCGCCTGTTGTTGTCCTGCAAAATCCCATTGCCGTCGAAGCAGGCTTGCAGCAAATCCCGATAGGCGTTGCGCTGCAATTTGGTCAGGCGCGTGGTCTTGCGGCGAAAATCCGCGTCCACCCATGGCATCGCAAAATTGGCCACGCTTCCCCCTGCTAATGAACATCGTTGCCGCAATCTCTCAGGATGTCCGATAGCGGGATCAGCGCGACCTTCATTCGCTTGCCATCACCGCCGATCCGGCCGCGCCCGTGGCGGATCGCGGCGCGCGCCAACTCTTTCAGCCGTTTCGTTGGAAACATCAGGTAAACCAGCGTTGCGTTATCGCGCTTCAATTCGTGAACCCAATAATCCGCTTCGGTCGCAGCAATGCCGGACGGCTCGCCGTTGCATTCATACTCAATGCAGATGTTGCCGCTGCGCTCCCAAAGCCAACTTTCGCTTTTCAGTTCGATTTTCTCGATCTTGCAAAATTCAAAGATGTCAGCTAGCCGCCGCTCATCGATCAGCGCTTGTGCCAACTGCAAATCAAATTTTTTGCTGCCGCTAGCGAATGTAATTTTTTGATCATCGCTGGGCATGATTATCCACCACGCGCACGAACGTATATTTTGAAACCTTTTTGCCGCCGCCGATTTTCAGGATTTTTTGGTAGAGCGCTTGCACGGTCGGTTGCGGATTGCTTTCGACTTGGCAAAGCTCAACATCGTGATCGCTGCCATACTCGCGGACCCAAATCGAAAAGCGTTTCATCGTCCCGCCCCGCAAGAAACAGAGACGCGATCAATCGATACTCGAATGTCATTCAAGCCAAAGACAAGCACGAGGGAAATCCAGAATAGGATGAGCGCCTTCATTGTTTCACGGCTTCAACCGGTAGTGCATCGCCAGCGCAAAGGGATCGCGGCCATAGCGCGACCAGAAAACCCTTTCGTCCATCGAGTGCTGCTCGCGATGATGCTTGCCACAGAGCGGCAACGCCCATTTGTCGGAACTGCGTTCGCCGCCCCCGGTGTCGCGCTTGTCGTCATTGATCGAACCAACGCGAAGATGCGCCGCTTCAACGCTGGTGTTGTCGCCGCAAAGGCAGCATGGCTGGCCTCTGATGAATTCAAGATAGGCTTCATCATGTTCGCGCGGCTGGCGCTGGCGAAGATCAGCCATGTTCGGCCGCCCTCCATCCTTGGAAATGGCTGTCCAGATCGTGCCAGATGCGGCGCGCGTCATTGCGCAGCGGCTTGTCCAGATCGGCGCGGGACGAAATCGTGCAGACTTCGCGCACCGCCTGCGCGGCGCGTTCCTCATTGTCGATTTCCGTAAAGTGCATTTCTTCCGAGAGATAGGCCCAGAACACCGGGTCTTTGCAGCGCATCCCGGCTTGCTTGGTTGGGCTCATGCCGCGCCAGTGCTGGCGGGCGCGATCATGGGTCGGGCTTTCGTCATCGTTGATTTCGACCAGCGCGCATTGAAACCGCGTGCCCATCGGCGCGGCGGTGATACGTTCGTCCATATCCGCCGCCGCGATGACGAGGCTTAAAACCCAATCACCGCTTTGCCGTTGCCGCAATCCGTCTTTTTTGACTTCAAGCGGGATCGCATTCGCGCGCGCCTGATCCGCTTCCGTCGTCATCGTCGCCTTCCGGTTTAATCCGCCTTGCTGTGATGTCGGCGCGGATCGGCGATGGCCGCCAACCCGCGATTTCATAGTGCTCGCCATTGATGACGAGATAGCCCGAGATTTCCGGCTGCTCTTTCGAGAAAAACAACGCGCCGTGCATTTCTGGTTTGGTCATACTGTCGCCTGTCGTCGTTTGTGAATGGTTGCCATGATGTGATCGCGCATCGCGGCGGGTAGCTCGTCAATCAAGTGTTGATTGGCTGGCACGTACAGCACCAGTTGTTCCGGCGTGATGGTGTTGATGGTGCCGAGCAATAGCCGGTAAGCTTGACGATAGGCATGAACGCCGATGACCGGTTGGATTTTGCGGGTGTATTCCTGATAGAGCGTATTCAACCGCTCTTGCTTGTCGTCGGGAATGATCGCGCTCTTGCCGCGCTGTTGCAGTTCGATCCACGGCGCTTTGATTTCATAGAGGTAGCGCCCGACACCCCAACGCACCGCCGCGCGCTTGAACGCGTCCGATAGCGCGCCCTTTTCGGCTTCCATATCGGTCGCGCCCGCGCCGTCCGCCTTCCACAGCCATTCGCTCAGATTTCCCGCGCCGAGCTTGATACCGATGTTGCAGACAATCGAGGTGCCCATGCCCGGCGTATAGGTGTCTTGCCAATTCTCCGGGCCACAGACGCTATCGAGCCGGTCCATCACACTGCGGGTGTCGATGTAGCAAAGCGGCTGGCCGCGCAACGGCTGATTTTGCTCGCGGCTTTTTTCGTTGGTTGGTCCGACGCGCCACGAAACTTCCTCCACCGGGAACGGTGCCGACAACGCATCGAACAGGTCTTGCACATTGTCCCAAGTCATCGCACGTACACCGCCAAGCTTGGTTCGGCGTTGGACAGCGCAAAACCTTCCACTTCGCCGCCGGTCAACAGATGCGCGCGGATTTTGGCGCGATCCGCCTCGCGCGTGATCTTGCAGAGATCGTCCGGCAAGGTGTCGGGATCGGGATCGCCGATCAGCTTTTGCTGACTGGCGCGGATCGATAGCGTGGCTTCCGGCAGTTCGCGCTTTTTGATC